AGATTGTACAAAGAGTTATAGACTTAGCACTCGAAGGTGACAGGACTTGTCTTAAAATGTGTATGGATAGAATCCTACCGACAACTAAGGCAGTAGAGTTAAGGTCACAAGAAGGTAAGGGCAATGTTGTAATTAATGTTGGTGGTCTTACTGAGAAAGTAATAAGTGAAGATAATAAAAAGCCTTTAGAGTATGAAGAAGGTGTAATAATCTCAGAAGAGAAAGTAGACGAGACTATTATAAAGATAGGCAAAGGGAATGAGTAGGGAGTTAGACGTCTCGCTACACCCGGCGCAATTAGAAATCTTTAATAGTACAGCAAGATTTAAAGTAGTAAGTGCGGGTAGACGCTTTGGTAAGTCTAGGTTAGCAGCTTGGATATTAATTATTAAAGCACTACAGTCGGAAGATAAGGATGTCTTTTATATAGGTCCTACATTCCAACAGGCTAAAGATATTATGTGGGGTATGCTGAAAGAATTACTTCAGGATACAGACTTAATAGAACAAACCCACGAGAATACAGCTACTATGACTTTAGTCAACGGTAGAAAGATTAGCTTAAAGGGGAGTGACCGACCGGATACTTTAAGAGGCGTAGGACTAGCTTATGTTGTCCTCGATGAATATGCCTCTATGAAGGTCGAAGTGTGGGAACAGATTATAAGACCTACGCTTGCAGATGTAAAAGGTGGTGCGTTATTTATAGGTACGCCCGCAGGTAAGAATCACTTCTACGATATATGGAAAGAAGCGGATGAAGATAAGAATGAAGATTGGGAAGCATTCCAATATAATTCTACAGACAATCCGATATTAGACCCTGAAGAGATAAAAGTTGCTAGGGAGACTATGTCTACCCAAGCCTTCAGGCAAGAATTTGAAGCTAGTTTTGTCTCTTTTACTGGTGGTATATTTAAGCAAGACTGGATAAAGTATGACACAGAAGAGCCAAAAGAAGGGAATTACGTTATTGCGGTTGACCCGGCTGGCTTTGAAAAGGTTGAAAAGGAACGTGGTCTTAAAGGGAGTAAACTGGATGAAACAGCTATATCAATCGTTAAAATCAACAATGATGAATGGTGGGTCAAAGATATACTCCACGGTAGATGGAATATTAAACAGACTGCTTCTAAAATATTACAGGCTGCAATTGAAAATCAGGCAACTATTGTCGGAATAGAATCAGGTGCATTAAAGAACGCCATATTGCCTTATCTAGAAGATGAGATGAGGGCACAAGGTAGATGGGTAGTTATAACAGATGTGACCCACGGCGGTAAGAAGAAAGCAGATAGGATTACTTGGTCTCTTCAAGGTAGAATGGAACACGGAAAGATTTCTTTTAATAAAGGAAATTGGAATAGAGACTTTGAATCACAGTTATTAGAGTTTCCTACAAGCGGGACACACGACGATATGGTGGATAGTCTAGCTTATATAGACCAAGTGTCAGTAGCAGACTTTATGCACACAATAGAGATTGATGAGGATTGGCAACCTTTTGATGAAGTAGCAGGATATTGATAAGGATATAAATGGCAAATTACGACTCAGAAAAAGATTATAGAGCTTTATCTCAATGGTTATCCGGTAGACTAGAAAGCTGGAGAAATCATAGAGATAATAACTATTTAGACCAATGGGACGAATATTATCGTCTATGGCGTGGTATGTGGACTGTAGAAGACCAAAACCGCAGGTCAGAAAAATCTAAAATTATTACTCCTGCCTTACAACAAGCAGTCGAAGCTAGTGTAGCAGAGCTCGAAGAAGCCACATTTGGCAGAGGAAAATGGTTCGACATACAAGATGACACGCTGGACCAAGATAAACAAGACGTAGAATATATTCGTAACCTCCTACAAGAAGATTTAGAGGGTGCAGGATGTAAAGATGCTCTATGTGAAGTATTTCTTAACGGTGCTGTATACGGTACGGGTATTGCTAAGATTATCACAGAAGAGAAAACAGAGAGAAGACCTGTAGAAGTTCCTGTAGAGGGAACACTTACAACATCAAGACAGATAGAAAATTATTCTAGCGTAGATGTAAAAGTTGAGGCGGTATCTCCTAAAGAATTTATTATAGACCCAAGTGCTAATAGTATTAATGAGGCATTAGGAGTCGCTCACGAGGTATATAAGCCACGTTATATCTTATCTGAGGGTATGGACAAGGGTATATACAGAGAAGTCGACATAGCAGCAGATACAGACGTCGTACAAGTAGGCTACGACCCTGAATATATTAGTAAAGACGCTTCAGACCAAATTAAAATTTGTGAATATTGGGGTAAAGTACCTAGAAAGTTCTTAAACTCTAAAGTAGACGAAGATGATTTTGAATATGACGAAGATGAGTTAGTAGAAGCTGTAGTTACACTTGCTAACGGTTCTCATATATTAAGAGCTGAAGAAAATCCATTTATGATGGTCGATAGACCGTTTGTAAGTTATCAACACGACATCGTCCCAAACAAGTTTTGGGGGAGAGGTGTTTGTGAGAAGGGGTATAACCCGCAAAAAGCATTAGATGCAGAAATGAGAGCTAGAATTGACTCTCTAGCATTAACTACAACTCCAATGGTAGCCGCAGACGCTACTAGACTACCGAGAGGCATCAAACTAGAGGTGCGTCCCGGTAAAACTATCCTCACTAATGGAGACCCAAGACAGGCTATTATGCCTCTCACATTAGGTCAGACCGACCAACATACCTACAATCAGGTTGCCTCGTTGCAAAATATGATTCAGATGGGTACTGGAAGTGCTGATATGGGTGTTCCGGATAGAGCCACTTCAAGTGGTATGTCTATGATTCAGTCTGCGAGCATTAAGAGACAGAAACGTACTCTTATGAACTTCCAAAATACATTCCTCATACCAATGATTAACAAGAGTATGTGGAGAAAGATACAATTTGATGTAGACAGATATCCTGTTACTGATTATAAGTTCGTACCCTACTCTACTATGGGTATTATGGCTAAAGAGCTTGAAATGCAGCAAATGGTACAAATGCTCCAGTCAATTCCGAAAGACTCTCCAGCTTTCAATGTCTTGTTGTTAGCTATCTTTCAGAACTCTAGTATCCATAATAGAGACCAAGTGGTACAATCACTTATGCAGGGTTTCCAGCCTAATCCTGAACAGCAGCAGATGCAACAGATGGCTCAAGAACTGCAAATTCAGCAGTTACAGGCTGATATACAGAAGACATTAGCAGAGGCACAGGAAGAACAAGCTAGAGCTATGAAGCACCAAGCAGACGCAGGGTCATCACAGCCACAAAATGAATTAGACGTACAAGAAAGAATTATGGGTCTACAGAAGAAAATGATGGAACTAGAAAAAATGAAAGCTGATATAGAAAAGCAGTATTCAGAGACAGCTAGAAACATACCTGAAGTAGAACATCTTAAATCGGAGACAGCTCTAAACTATGCAAACGCACTTAGACGACCAAACTAAACAGTTTTATAGGGCTAGACAAGATTTAATAGAACAAGATGGATGGAGAGACTTAGTTGAAGAACTAAAAAATCTCGAAGAAATCTATAATAAATTAGACTCAGCAGAGTCTGAGAAAGACCTTTGGTTCGCTAAGGGTCAGTTGTCAATTTTAAGGCAGATTATAGCTTTAGAAACGACAACTAAACAAGCGGTGGAAGAACTAGACATATAGCCCCACCATTTTTTAACTTCATAACCCTGAGAGGGGCGGAGAATGACAATTATGAGTAATATAGTAGTGGACGCTGAGACACAAGTACCAGCAGATGTAGAAATTTCAAATATAGATGACAGTACGATAACAGACACAACAGCAGAAGAAGTTATGGACCAAGTTGCTGAGGCAGTAGATGCTTCAAAAGCCACAGAAAGTTCAGAAATACCTTCTAAGTTTGCCGGAAAGTCAACAGAAGAAATTATAGATAGTTATACTAACCTCGAAAAGGAACTAGGTCGTAAGGCACAGGAAGTTGGAGAGCTAAGAAAATTATCAGATAGTTTCCTACAAGCTGAAGTCTCTCGACAGCAAAATCCACAAGATAACACTCCATTAGAAACTAAAGATAATGATGTAGATTTTTTCGATGATCCTAATAAAGCGGTCAACGATATGATTGAAAATCACCCTAAGTTTCAAGAGTTTCAACAGTTTCAAGCTCAACAAGCACAAGCTGGAGCTGAAGCAAGATTGAAACAAACACATCCTGATTTTACTGAAGTCGTACAAGACAAGTCATTTCAGGAATGGGTACAAGATAGTCCGATTCGTATGCAAATGTTTCAAGCGGCTGACGCTTATAACTTTGATGCAGCTAAC